TGTTCATCCCATTGTGTAGTAGGAGGATGTCCTGCTATAGTAACTCTTACACCTCCACCATCTACAGATTCAGTAGCAGTATCACTAGAATCTGCTGTAAACTTATAATGATTATCATCTATAACTGTAATAGTTCTTGTGCCATTAAGATTACCTGCTGATAAACCATTACCATCAGTATCAAATATATCTTCTGCTCCAGCTATAACTATACTAGCACCTGTAGTAAAACCATGTTGTACATGAGTTACATTAACTACTCCTGATCCTTGTGAAGTTGCAAATGGATCTTCATCTAAAATTATTTCAACATCTTTTTCTAATGTAGCTACAACTTGTGTAGAAGATGTATATCCAGTAACAGTAAGTTCTGATCCATGATATCTTAATTTCATACCTACATATCCTGAAGTAAAATATGCTGAAGATGTAGTAACAGTAACATTTGTTCCTGCTGTTGCAGTATCTATATCTAATGTAATGCTATCATCTGCAAATTTAAAATATGGTTGAAATGTGTCTGCTCCATTTTGACTTTGTTCAAAACCAAATGCAGTTCTTGTAAATGTAGTTGCTCCTACTCTAGTAATAACTTGTGGTACAAAGTTTTCATGCACTATAATCATAGTATCTCCTGATTGAGTATAGTTCATTTCAAATAACTCTGAAGTAACCCAAGGGCATGAACTTAATGTTGCTACTAAAGTACCATTAGTAGAATAAATTTTTAATGCTTGGTTTTGAAAAGCAAATACATATTCTTGTGATTCATTAAATATAAATGGTTCTATTCTTGAAACAGCACCTAAGTCTGCTCTGTAAACACTACCACTTCTTCTTTCAATACCACCCTGATTAACTGGTATTACATTTCTTGCTTTTTTTAATCCTTGACCATAAGCCGCTAGATCAACACGAGATAATATTTTTGGATCAAGTTCTCCTCTTAAGAAACTAGCTTGATGAACCCTTTGTCTTGCCATAGTTCATCCTATCTGATTCCGCTCAACGCTGTATGATTTCTAGTATTTCTAAATCTTTCTACTTCCATTCTTCTTGTAGTTTGTGCTTGTGCATCTAGTCCTTTTGCTATTGCAAGTTGGGCTATTGCTCTTTTGTGATACAATTCTGATAATTGATCGTTTCTTGCTATTGCTCCTGCAAATAAAGACGCCAGTTCGAAAACCAGCGTCTGTTTGAAGTATGGAGGAAAATCACTCTCACTAGGTTGGAAAGTGTAATCTGCAATAACTGTATCACTAGATGTGGTATCTGTAAATAAATTTTGTCCATATCTATCATATTTTATTACATCATCTGTAACTGTAACTGTGTGGATAACTAATGCATCTGATGGTAATGCATATGATGATTCATATCTTGCATCAGGGTTATTTGAATTTTTACTTAGTTGTGCTTGTTTTGTTGCAAATCTCCATCTGCATCTTGTAATTAAATTTTCTAATGTTGCTTCGTATAGCTGACCAGCTACTTTGGATTCAGTTGTATTTTCTGTAAAACTTGTGATTGTATTAGCACCTACTAATACCATTGCTTTGTTGCATATATCAAATTTACTATCTGCCATTATTTATTCTTATACTAGATATGGGGGAATGTAAATATCCCCCCATACCATTATTGGTTATGTACCATTAATCGTAGTAACAGTAGTAGCACCAGTTGCTGATGAAACCACTAGAATATCTACAGTTCTAGTACCACCAGTAGAACCTACCGCAATGATAATATCACTTTGTTTAAGTTCATTGGTTGCACTATTAAAGTAGCCACTCCCTACAATCGTTCCGATAGCGTCAGCAGAATCATAATAGAAGATTCCTGTTGCACCACCAGCTATCTTTTTCAAGTTACTTGCTGAATATGCCATATAAGACCTCCTTTATTATTCTGTTATTTGTACTTTAATCGCACCATTATTATCAATCATAGTTGAACCTAGACTCATATAAGATGTGATTAAGTTACTGACTTTTTCAGGAATGTAGTTCACTTCAGTTCTAATTTCAGAACCCATAGCAGTACCTAATGCTGATCTGTGATAAGCATGACACTCTCTAGTTGATCCTGAGATTGAAA